TGTTTTGTTTTACCCACTCAGCCGCTGATTGCATCAAACCGTTCTCACCAATCACGACTTGCTGACCATTAACCATGAAGGATGGAACACTCTTACCGCCAGCGGTCACCATCATCTGGTTGCTGTTTGCGGCCATTTGATTACCAGCACCGCTAAATACGGAGCCGCCGGGTACAGACATATTCGCGCCGCCGCCTGTACCTACTGCCGATTGGTTTGCCGACAATATCTGAGCATTACTCATACTAGGTGTTTGATTAGTACCTGAAGCCATCTGGTCAAAGCTAACTAGACCGCCCGGACCTTTGGGAAGACCACCACCGGTGTTTACTGCGCCGCTGACATTTGCAAACTGCGTGGCGTTAGTGTTTGTATTCTGCACACCAAACTGCGGCTGGAAGCCACCACCAAACTTTCGTGGGCTGTCCTTGAGATATTGCTGTATATCAGCATCACTCATACCGCCCTGACGCATTGCATCTAAATCACCAGCTATATTTAAGTTCCTTTGGCTTTCGTAAGCATAGTTAGGAATACTTGAACGGTTAGCAAAATTATATGCTTGTGCTTGGTCTGTGAAAGACTGAGGTCCACCACCAGTTATGGATGTATCTGCAATACTAGGCCGTGGTGTGGGTCCGGTAATAGACGATTGCTTACCACCCCCAAAAATACTTTTGTAGGTATCTTGGAAGGTGCCAACTTTACCCATACCTTGTGCTAGGCCATAACCTCCAAGACCAGCTTGTAGTGCGCCCGATACACCCCCGGCTGACAAACCAGAAGCAACATTCAAACCGCCCAGACCTGTTGTCAGTGCGCCACCATACTTCATACCATCAAAAGCACCCAGACCAGCAAGTCCACTACCAATAGCTAGACCGGCTCTTACTTCGTCTTTTCCAAGGAAGTTTCTAATTTTCTTAAAGATGCTCATGGCTATCTACCTCTATTCTGCTGAATTCTTCCAGCCCTACCGCGACCTTTGCCCCCACCCAAACCTGAAGTATTCAACTCATCAGACATGGCTAGAAACGGAAAATCGTTTGTGGTTACGCCGTATACATCTTGACCCGGCAAACGCTTACGGCGTAGCAAGCCTGTCGGGGCGGTGTCTGGTATTAGACGCTCATTATTGATTGGCTGATTATAGGGAATTTGTGGTGCAGTCACGCCGCCTGTATTATCATCACCGCCTGTATCTTCCGTAAACACTGAACGGTTCCGCGCTTTACTTGTAGGAAGCTGTGGCAAGAACCGGTTTACATCTACTCCGGCATAATCTAGGCCGGTAATACCAAGACCAATAGGCAAACCAAAAACAGAACCAATCGTGCCAAAAACACTTGCAGTGTCCTTATCTAGCACGGCGTTTTTAAGATTATTTGCTGTGCCACTTAAACCCATTGCTGTGGAAGCCACGCCAGCCGGTGCAAAGAAACTAAAGGCTTTACCTAAATCACTTCCAAGGAAACCTTTACTGCCACCCTCAACCATGAAAGAGCCGGTGTCTGGGTTGTAATCTACAATCTGTTGATTGCGAACGACAGCCTGACCGCCTAATTTCTGATCTGCTCTACCGATTTTAATATCAGGATTAGCGGAAAATATTTGAGACAGATTAACCATCTGCGCTCTGGGGTTCATGTTTTCTAGACCCGGTACGCCATATTCTTCGCCTAACGATTTCATACCTTCTTTATCTAATAAGCCAAAGGCACCGCTTTCGCTTGCCATCAAACCGCTATTAGTGGTGTTGAACGCTCTCTCTTTGCTTGGGTCTGCTTCACCACTACCCTGATAAAACCTTCCGGGTCTGTTACCAATGCTCGTGCCGGGTATCAAAGCCTCTCGTAGACCTGTGACTTCAAATGAATTATCGCCCCGTCTCTCTAGGCGTTCCTGAAGATTTTGCTGACGCTGACTACGCTCAAGGGTCTGCGAAGGTATTTCTCCATACTCTACGCTACCGTTAGCACCACTTTCAAAAGCCTCGTTTTCAAAACCCTCTGCTCTCGCACCAGCGGCACCTGACACGCCGCCTGTTAATGTGCCTGATGTATTATCGAAAGACCGCTTGGCTATAGAAGGTGATGTATAACCGGCCTGACCTATAGCTTGCTGTGTTACGCCTTGAATAACAGAGCCGATGCTACTGCCTTGATTTACTGTACCGCCTTGTGCTGTAGCAAACGGGTCTGTGCCTGTGTTTAGGAATGTTGCAATCTGTCCTACAGATGCACCTTGGTCAGCCATAGACCGGGCATAGTCTACTTCAGATGTTGTAGCATTTTGTAATGCTTCATAGTTACTACCGGCTGTGCCTGAACCCGCACCAGAGGTCCAACCGATTGCCGCGTCTGCCGCTGTGGAACCTGTTTTGGAAACACCGCCTACTCCAAAGGTGGTGCCGCTTGAAGAACTATCATCATCACCACCAGAAGACCCGCCACCGGAACTAAAGTTGGTATTCCCGCCGCCCGAACTGAACTCACCGCTATCACCGACACCATAAGGGTCGTCAACATTAGAGCCACCACTGTCACCGCCATCACTGCTAAAACAAAATATCTTGGATTGAATAGGGTCAAACACATCAACACAGTCTGTCAATGTGATACCATCTCTATAAGGATTTATCTTTTGTAACATGCTCAAACGCCATACCTAACTTACGTATAGAACCATCTGGATATCTTCGGACCCAGTAAGCCCTATCTGTATTGAAGCTGGGAGCAATCGGTGTAAGATACTCGCGTACCCATCGACCAAGTGTTCCAACATCTCCGTATGGCGCAATTAAATCCATTATGTATATCCGCTGTCCGCTCTTCCAGTCCTCTGGCTGTAGTTTGCGTGTACGGTTTAAAAATGAATTTTCAGCCTCGTAAGACAAAAAAGCCCAACTTATAAACCCAATGACCTTGCCGTCCCTGTAGAACAGTCGTGCTAGGTCCATCTCCATCGGCACAATAAACAGACGTTGTATGTCTTTTATGTACCAGTTTCTGTGCAATTCAGAGCGGAGACAAAGCTCTGTAATGTCACCTAATACTACATCATTTTTTATCTCTAGGCTAGACATAGACATAGACATAATTATTTAATGTCAACCACTAATGCAAAGTCTAAAATTCTTAATGAACCAACCACACTGTAACCACTTGAACTGGACGTTGTGCTAAACTGCAAAGAGATAGCTTTGGCTCTGTGTGGTATCGGAATATCAATTGGTCTAGTCTGGTCACCACTAATACCGGCAGTTGACGCGAAGCTGTCTGCTTCAGGACGGACTGTCGTAGACTGTAAGTTATTATTGTCTTGGTCAAAGACCGTGACCGTAAAGTCAGCAGTGCCTACCGCTCTAATGATAAGACGCTTAAACATCTTGTACTGGTCTGGTGTATTAAGACTTAACAGAGGTGTACGGACATTCATATCACCACTACCCGGCTTAGAAGCTCTAGTTAAATCTTGGCCATCACCTGTGCCGTGACCCCATGTGCCAACCTGTAAAGCAGAAATCTGTGAACTTGTGTCTGGCCTCGCAAAGAAAGAGGCACAAGAAATGCTTGTGGAAGGGGAGAAAGCAAAAGACCTAAAGCCCCCACGGCCAACACCGGGTTCATATGTAAATGTAAGTCTATCAAAAGTCTCTGTCGTACCAGATAAATTAACTATATCGCGAGGAAAGAAGACATGATATTGGCCAAGTTCACCGTCCCAAACAGCGTGAGGCTCTTGTCTTTCTCCTGTAGCAGGGCAACGACCTACAGCGTCCTGAAACGCATCTTGTATCTCTCTAGATAACATAATCGTTTCAAGTGTAAGTCCTGAAGCCGCACGTCTCAGACTGTGAATACCAAACCGGCTACAGAAAAATATATCTGTGCCTACATTTACTGCCGTGTTTCTTCCGAAAATACCGATTGGCACTCTGAAGTCTCTGGCGATTTGCCACTGGTTGATGTTGTTATCCGCAAGAAAAACCAGTGTTTCGTTCTGACCAAAGATAACCAGCTTGTCTCCTTCAAGAACCGCCAAACCTTTAATGACATCATTACTAGAAAACTGGTTCTTAACGTCCAGTATGAGACCGTCTGTAGCGGCCGGTGTTGTGCCACCCGATGTATTAGTACGCCAATCATCAAAACTATCCTGTACACTAATGTGAATTTCCGTAGGTTTATTAGGTATCCCTGCAACAGCCAGTCTGTTTAAAATGTTGACGGCATGCCCCCCGTCTGGGTAGCGACCAAGAGAACTTGCATTAGTTGTGGTAGCGGATGCGAAAGCAGTTCCATCCCAGTACTTTGGAACGTGTCCTTCCATAAAAGAGAATTGTTTTTGGTCAAAGTTAACAACACTTATAGGTGTTATAGCCGCTGTAGAAGCAGTAAACGCTCCATTAAAAAAGGTGCCGGGTACTCGAATATCCACATCTGTGCCATCATATTCGTATTCAACAATATACTCAGAGCCATAATGAGCAATGTTATAGACTTCAGTACTGCCTTGGCCTGTGTTGTCCACACCGGGGCCACGTACAATCTGGCCACGAAAGTCCACGTATGCGCCCTCCAGTTCTACAAAAAACCTCTCGGACATATTTGTAGGGCTGGTTACTGTGTCCAGACCTATGAAACGATTGAAAGGGAATAAACGCCTAGCCATTAGGTGTACTCGTTAATCTCAACCTCTAGATTGCCTTGAATATTAATCACGGAACCTAACCAGTTGTTTAATGTGTTCAGATAAATGGAGTTCTTTAACTGTATTAAACCAGTGTTGTTGGTATCAATATCATCTACAGCGTAGTAGGCTTTCAAACCCTCAATAAGAACTTCATCATCAATAGGTCTGGTATCACTAATTGCTTGGTATCGTTTCAGTCTCACTTTGTATGGGTGTGCTACAGCTACACTAGAAACCGTTGTATCTGCTTCATCTGCAATCAAATAAGTTCCACTTACAGTAGAGCCGCCTGATGTCTTTGGTTTAACAACAAAAGAAAATAAATCAGAACCGCTATGACCCGCACCGGCTATTTTAACAGGCGTGTAAGTGCCAAACGTAACGGTGCCGGATGCTATGACGAGTTCATTAGAACCGGACGTAATCGAACCTGTTTGGTCATCATATGAATTGTCCAGTAAATCTAGGAATGTTGGGTGCCTATTAATATCTGCAACAATACGGTTCGCATAGTTTAGAAACTTCTTTTCTTCCAATGCCCTCAAGACGGCGGGGCTGGCCTCACCATTCTCTTTGAGCATGTCATCAACTAACTCAGAGAGTGTTGAGAATTGGCCGGTGCCTGAACCAGAGGGATTGAAACTTGACATGTTAACCTACCACGACTTCTTGGATGCGTCCCTGCCTAAAAAATACGTGCTTGCGAAGATAATCTGCGGCATCAGGTTCAACAGCGGCTTTGCCTTGCTCAAACCTAATCTTATGAGGACCGGCATCTACATCTATGCTGGAACGTCCATTAAACTGGAAAAATATTAAATCTTTATTTGTTTTCTTAGCTTCCTGAAGTTCGACCAGTTTTGGATCATCTTTCATGGAAATCATCTTCCCATCCACTGTAACCGCATCTTTTTCCATGAAGATATGATTTTTGCGATATAGGTGGTGCCGCTCGATTTGGTCGGCTAGTTTTTCGTCCACTGCGAGTATGCCTCCCTCAAACTTATAGACTTTTCCGTCTATACTTATTTCCATGTTGGGACGCTTTGCGAAAAACTTTACCTTCTTTGCTGGCATTACTGTCTCCTGTCTAAGTGAAAGAACCGCCTACAGAATAATCTCTATAGGCGGTTCTGTCTAGATTTTACTGTTAATCCGTGTCTGGATTAAGAGATTGTATTCCAGCCAGTGATGACAGCGTGTGTCTTCTCTTGCAGAATTTCCAGACCAGCTTCAGTCAGGTATTCATCAATCACGCCATCTACGCCATTACCCTGACGGTCCTTCAAGAGCGATGTATCATCTACAAAGCGGTAGCGAAGGTCTTTAGTGTCAAGGATGATAGCGTCTTTTTCAGCACCCGGAATCTGGCGGAACATTGGGTGAGTTTTCACCTGAAGTGTTCCAGCAAAAGTATTATAGGTGGTGAACATAACGCCATAAGCGTCACCAGTACCAGTTGAATTAATCTGGTAACGGTTCTTTGCTAGCTTCTGAAGGTGGTCTGCAACTCTCCATCCACAGAGCATCAGCTTCTCGGATGAACCGAAAGCAAATGCTTTTTCTGCGAGAAACGCATCAAACTCATCTTCAGTCAAACGACCAGCGTTTGCGTTTGCGGCGGCATCTTCTACGTTAGTAGTGATGGAGTTCATCAAGCCGTCTGTGTAACGCTCTGGGCGACCAGCAGAACCGGTGATGATGTCCTTCTTGCCAAACAGCATAGCACGTTCCATGCCGACCATATGCTCTTTAAGAGCGTCACGGGACTTCTCAAGATACTGGTCACCAGTACGGAAGTTCGTGTGCATCGCAGTACGTGTGATGCTGTATGGGGTACGGAAGATCTGGCAGAAGTTCTCAGTGCTTGCGGCATCGTATGAGATGCTGTCTGGAACGTCCGCGCCTTCAGCGTTAGCATTACCAATCATGAAGAAGATGTCACCAGCAGTAACAGATGCACCAGTACCACCGTTACCTACACCACGAGTAATGGTCAGGGTAGTGGTTGATGGTTTTCCAGTTACCTTAACAACTTCACCAGTATTGAAGTTTCTCATCAACATGCCAATACGAATGAAAGTCAAATCAGCCGCAGAAGATGCAGTCAGAGTAGTGCCGGACGCAGTAGCTGTACCGGAGTGGGTGAAACGAAATTCCGGTAGGTCCTTACGGAAGTTGTGGAATTCCGGGTCGTCAGTTGCTTCAGAAGGAAGCATCGAAAGAATTGCCGTCAGCGGGGCCGAACCGTTCGGCTCCAGCATCAGGTACTTCTCGCGATAGTTTTCAGGGCGATGGTCAGCGGCAAAAGAGCCGGTGCCACGCATACCGAGAGTAGCCATAATAATTACCTCATATAGCCAGAGTTAAAAGGGGTTCGCCTCTCTGATTGCTCCGCTAGGTAATTGTTAGGCTAGTTTCCGTTTGGTCTTGGCCGACACAACGCCGTTTGGTTGGCATTCATCAAAGTCAATTACATAATAGTATAGACATAGACACAAATCAACTGTTTATGTCTATGTCTATGTCTGTTCTCTAATAGGTGATTTGTAAGGCACTCGTCTTCTTCTATTTCTAAGACGCTGAAAATCAAACCACCTACGCTTTCGCACTTTTAGAGAAGGTCAAGCATCTGGTCACTGAATGCGCGAGAAGGTGCCGCCTGACCCGGTTCATCTGAACCACGGCTTGCTACGGTCTCACCACCGGCTCTAGCAATATCTTTTTCGACTTGTTGCTTCATCTGAGCCTGTTCAGACGCATTACGACTGCCGCTTGCGATAGCATGATAATCACGAATAGACTTATCAATAGCTGATGGATTGGTAGCAATCGCATCCTTATATCCGGGGAAGGTTTGCTCTTGCATCTCTACCCAAGAGATATAATCATTGAAAGTCTGTTCATCATCTATGCCAAGTTCCTGTGCGGTAGCAGATGCTTGAGCGTCAACAAGGGTTTGCTGGGATTGCATGGCCGCTTGCTGTTGCTGTTGTTTAAACATGCTTACGTCTTCCATCAAGGTAGGCAGTACCGTAGCCGCTTGCTCAATAGCAGAAGAATATTTAAAGATGTTTGCCATTGATTTGAAAGCCGCATCTGTTGGCTGAAGACCATTCTCTTCAAAGAACTCTTGGGCCGCTTGTGTGGCTTGTTCATCAGACTGTACATTTCTTTGCATCACGCGAGGGTCTGCTTTGGCTTCTGCTACGGCGGGACTTTCGGTTGGTGCTTCGGGCTGACCTTGCTGTGCTTGAAGCATCTGTAGCATACCTTCACCCATAGCATTAGCTATTTGGTTAGGGTCTGTGATACCGGTTTGCTCTTGCACACGTCTAGCAAGTTCCATAATAGGTCCATACTTGCTGTCCATGCTTTTAAACTGTTGAAGCATGGTAATGGCTTTGTCTTCTGGTATCTCTTCTTCTTGACCACGAAATTTTATCTTGAGCATACGAGAAATAGTATCTGCCTCTACATCGCCCATGTCTTGAGCGTTTGCATCACCAGCCTCTGCGCCAGCCCTTGGGTCCGGGTTATTTGTCACCTCAAAATCAAAATCAGCAGGCATTCTGTCGTTTGCCTGTAGTCTTTCTGCCGCTGAAAAACCTGATTTGTCAGGGTTGGCTTCTGCGTCTGTTTGCGGGGTGGGGGCATTTGCCGGAGGGTTGGCCGCTTGTGCGGGGTCAGTGATTGCCCCAGAGCCGGGGTTCTTCTGCGCGGTTACTTCCGCTTCTGTCATATTCTCAGCCATCTTTTTCAAACCTTTCAATTTCCTCTTGCGTCTGTGCTTCTTCTATCATTCTATCTGGAAGCTCCAGCGCAGTGCGGAATGCTGACATTAATGAAGCACATACCCGTAACTGGTCAGCCTCTGCCGATGCGTTACTGATAAGTGCCAACTCAACCCTTTCGTACTCGTCCTGTAAACGAGACCTGTAAGTCTGCCAAAAGAAATTCTCTTTTAGCTTTTCAAAACCTTTTGATAGTTCTTCACTCTTTATATCTTTTGCCAATATTTTATCCCTCTTATTCGCATCTCTCTTTGCCAGCACAGTCTGTTGGATAGCATTGAATTAAAATTTTATAGTACTCGTTATCTCGCTCATGGTTCCACATCTCTTCATGTGCAAAAAACTCACACTGTTCCTGATTAAAAGTGTGTTTAAGAACAGATTGATTTCCCATAAAAACCCACTCGGCTCCTGTGTGTCCCCACATAGAAATGACCAGAGCAAACTCTTTCATCTGCGTAGGCTCTTTCTTTTTTTCCTTGCAACTACTGGAATGGAGCAACAACAGGTGCGGGTTTTACGCACACGCCTGTAACTCTCTGGCCTATTCTCAGAGTTGCCAGATGTGGTGGATGTCATTCCTGAGTAAGCCTTCACGATACTCTCGGCGTAAGTGGTTGAGGCTGATTAGGGACCACACCCGGCTGACCCATTTCTTGAGCCGCTTGCCCCATTGGAACCAAGTTACCGGCTTGAAGCTGTTGCATAATCTGTTCATCTGGCACTATCTCACTGGGTTGTTTCTTCCAGTTCTCCACATCTGTAAAACCGAAACTCTCAATCAATCGCTCTACAAACATATCCATGTCATAGTTCTGTGCCGCCCCTGTTTCAGACAGAACGCGAATAGAACGAATAAGATTTTCTGAATTTTCTTCAGGAGACTGAGGCAGTGTACCGTCCACAACTACGTAATCAAAGTCACCTAAAATATCACCACGGCTATACCTAGTATCGCCTGTTGGGTTATCTGATGTGCTTTCCTCTGGGATAGAAACCATGCCACCGTCAACTTCAAAGAATTGAAGGTTTGAAATCATCTGACGAACTAAAGGTCTGATAGTGGTACTAGACAGAAGACGTGATTGCATGCCCAGCCTCTGTTGTCCAAGAGCCGTTAAACGTGCAATCTCTGTGGCTGTGCGCTGTGTTTCTGCTTGAATACCTTGTGCAGTATCTGATGCGGCGGCAACTCTTTGCATAAGTTGTCCAGCAGTATCGAGGTCTGCAAAATAGTTCCTCGTAGCATCTGGAACCTGTAAAGGTAAAATAGCATCGCCGGGATTTGCGCCGGGTAATGTTCGTACCAGTCTTGCGGCATTTGGGTCTAGAATATCCTTTATGTTCACTCGATTTGGATCAACAACTAAACGGTTTTGTACAATAC